TTTCTCCTTACTCCTTTGGTTGTCTAAACGATTGCTCTTATCTTGTAGCTGTCACCGTCACCTTCATAATCAATATAGCTATGGTTGGCGAAATTACCTTTGGCAAGATCGATAGCTTCCTCTCTTAATTCCTTCATGCTCCCAACTGATCCTTTTATTTCTACTCGTGTCGTTTGTTTGAGTGTTCTTGTTACGTCTATAAACATGCTGTTACCTCACTTTCTATTTATGGTCTTTATACTTGAACTACAAATCCTGATTTATCTTTCTTAGCTTTACCTTTAGCAGATAGCCAAACGATTACACCGTCTGGATCGTTGAACCTAACGTCTGTTATATCGCCATCGATAACAGGCCAAACCGAACCGTCAATCGCTGTATAGGTTGATGGTATCGTTTCGCCAATTTTAGTATTCCCAACTACAGCGACCCGTCTCCCGTTGCGTAAGTTTTCTAGTACTTCTAAGTCGTTCGTTTCTGATCTTGAGAAAGTCAAGTCGTAATTGCTAGGCAATGATTCTTTTGGACGTTTTGCGTATGGATACTTTGTGTAGTCGTAGAACTGTACATCTGGAAATAATTCCATAATGTTATTAGCAATCTTATTCCCAGCAGGATCATATATCGGTGTACTTTCCCATTTAACATCACTTGTACCGTTCAACCTAACTGCAGGAATCATGGATAATTTTTCCGCCTTGCGTTTGTGTTGTGCTATTTCAAATATTAATTTTGTTGTGTATGTTTTGCGATCCTTCATAAATAATTCTGTTCTGTTTTGACGTGCCATAATGGCAGGATTCATATTCATTCTGCCCGCGGTTTCAAGACACTCACCAGCACATCCATCAGACGCAAAGGCACATAGGTTTCCTAATCCACTTAGGGTGTATGGCCGTAAGTATTGAATAGCAGTCGAAACTTTAACCTTTTCACCTTTTTTAGTTTTCGCATCTGATCCTATAGATAATAATGTGGTCATGTTTATATCTCCATTCCTAAAGCTAGTCTTTCGTCTGTTTCCTGATCTGTTATGATCCTAGAATCATGATCCATTTGTTCTAATATTTCTTCTCTTGACATTGTAAAAATCCTTTCAAGCTAGGTGTTTAGTTAACGCAATCCGGACGACGCGTAAAGAAACTTCTCCATATCAAACTTTGGATTATCTTCTTTGTACATCATCGCTAATGTGATGACTACATCTCCAAAATCTACTTTCCCAATTTTTCCCCATTGATCGCAATTCTCAGAATATATTTGCTTCAATACTTGAGCAGTTTTAACATAATCTTTTCTTGATGCCATGGTATAAACTCCTAAAAATAAAGCTAGCTAATGCATAGCTAGCAGTCTAGTTATAATCAATCTTTACTTATTTACGTATAGGTGAAAGAGTAAACCTATTATTTAAATGTGATTCGTATCTATTGCCAAGGTAACAGGTTCGTATCAGACCTAACACGTTTAAGAGTGTACTTGTCAACGTGCGTAGTATGTCTAGCCTTGCGTCTCAAGTGTTCCGCTAGTCGTTGCTTATGACTAAACCGTATTTGCGATATGTATCGAGACGTAACATAACCTAACCCGTAGTTATAAACCGATAGGCCGTCATGTATCTTTAAGTCTTGATATGCTGATTTTCTTTTCTCTTGATTCGCCTTTCTGTTATCGGTCATGCTGGCAATTTCTCCCTTCTTTAAGTTTGTAGTCCTAGTTTAACAGTTAATAGGTACTTGTCAACCCCTAGAGTCTAGCAATGTGATTTTAGGGTTTGAGGGTTTACCTGGAGTGTGAGTAGAACGTATGTTCTGGTTTATTGTTGGTGTGTGTGGGTTGGTAGTCTTTCTATGTACAACACCATGAAAAAAGAGTTTTTATTGATCTGGTAATGGTAAACCCCACATGAGCATAGAAAAACCTTGTCACGATAAGCCTAGAACGTTTTACGGGGTGATCTAGGCCATGCAAACGGTAGAACACATAGGAAGATACATGCTTACAGATAGGAATTATTTCTTTGGATTTGTATAAGATATTTCCAGGAAAGTTCTAATACTTTTCTTATACTTGTATAAAACTTTGTATAGGTATTTTCTTAAACAAATATTAGAATCTGATTAGGTATTTTCTTAGACAAGTATAGAACAGGTGTTCTGCGTGGTGGTGAGCGTGATGGTGGTGGTGGTAGTGGTTGTAGTGGTGATGGTGATGGTGTTGGTAGGTGGTGTTGTGTGTTATGTGTTATGTGTTATCAGTTGTTATGGAAGGGATAGTGATGGTGTGTATGTGTTGTGTGATTGTCTGGAAGTGTTGGTATAGGGGGTATGGCTTGTGATTGTAGTTGGTGGTTATAGGCTACCCTCACCAAAATTTTTCCCACTAAAAGCGTTTTAGCAAAGTATTACAGTGCCAGGAAACAGTAATTACGGTGTAATACTTTTCATTTTCCGGGGAAATGGGGAGGAAAGATCTTAATTCTTGACAAGAAAGGGTACAATGTTGTTGGAATGGGAGTAAAACAGAAAGTATTACAGTGTAATACGTAGTAATATTACAGTAATACTTTTAGTAATATTGCATTTAGGAAAATTATAGGGTATATATTCATATTACTATTACTACCTACCCCCCTAAAGGGGGTAGTAATAGTAATATGGTAAGAGAGAGAGAAGGGATTGTTAAGGGAAGAGGGAGAGAATGAAGGGTAAGGAAGCTTTGGAAGAGGGTAATAGTTTAGAACGTGAGCACGGGAGTGCTCAGAGCCGTAAGGCGATCTTTCTTGCTGCGTATGAGGAATGGGGTACGGTGAAGAAGGGTTGCGAGGCTGCTGGGGTTACCCGTCATGCGTATGGTCGGTGGACTCAGCGTGATCCTGACTTTATGAGGAGTGTTGATTTGATGAAGCAGTCGTTTGCCGAGTCGTTGGAAGCGATTGCGCTGGACAGGGTGAAGAATCCTGACAAGAACCGCGGGAGTGATGTGTTGTTGTTGGGGTTGTTGAATGCGAATATGCCTGCGAAGTTCAGGCCGAGTGTAGCGATGGACCAGGATTCGGCGAAGGAGCTGATTACGGAATGGCGGAAGGCATCACAGGCGGTTCTGAAGAACACTCCTGTGGTGGAGGGATCTCCCGATGCGGATTTGCCGGTAAGTGTTGAGAAGACCTTAGCGGAGATACTGGAGAAGCGGGGAAATGCTCCTAAAGAAAAAGACGAGACGGATGACTGATGGGTTTGAAGATGCCTTTCTTGGGATGTGCAAAGTCTTTAACAGGCCACCTCTTGCGGCGTATGACAGGGATAAGTGTATTGAGATCCTTGTTCAGAGGGATGAGATGACGTATGAGGATGCGGTGGAGTACTTCGAGTTCAACGTAGCTGGTGCGTGGGTTGGGGAAAACACTCCGATCTATTTGACGCTGCGAGGGGAAGACGAATGACGACGCTCACGAAAGGACCGGGCTTACGTGACTACCTTTTTCAGAAGGTGGGTTTCACGCCGACTGACGAGCAAAGAGCCATTCTCGACTCGCCCTATCGGTTCAGTCTCGTTGCGGGAGGGGAGCAGGCAGGGAAAAGTCTTATTGCCTCGAAGTATCTTCTCGGACGATTTGCCGAAACAGAAGAACGGGGACTCTACTGGCTCGTTGCCGCAGACTATGAACGTACCAGAGCGGAATTTGAGTATCTCCTACAGGACTTCTCGGCACTTGGAATCCTTAAGGAGGCCTCGAAGCGGGTTGATCCTGGGCATCTCACTCTTGCTGATGGAACCAGAATTGAGACGAAGAGTGCTAAAGACCCTCGGACGCTTGCGATGAGAGCACCCAATGGGATTTTGGGATGCGAAGCAAGCCAGCTTGATATTGAAACCTTCTTCAGACTTAGGGGCAGATGCGCTCCCAAACGTGGATGGATGTTCCTGTCGGGAACGTTTGAGGGATCACTTGGGTGGTATCCCCAGATGTTTACCGCGTGGGCATCGGGGGCAGATAAGGAGGCACGAGCATACTCTCTTCCCAGCTATACAAACAAATATCTCTATCCGGGTGGAGCTGATGACCCGGAGATTCAACGATTAAAAGAGGTGTCGAGCGACGACTTCTTTATGGAACGCATCGAGGGGAAACCCTCACCGCCAAAGGGACTTGTGTTCCAGGAGTTTCGCCCTGACGCACATAT